GGGCTGTCCCCTTATTCCAAATTACCACATCGTCTCCTAACACGGCGTAGTCGGAAAACAGTTTACCTGTTTTCACCGTACCACTGTGCCAAGCAGAACACTGGATAAGGAAGTGATGAGTCAGGGCTAACATGCCCCAACTTGATAGGGCTCCCATTGGCTGACCAACGGCATACACTAACTGCTCTGGTTTCTTTTGGGAAATCAGAGACAGGGTGTACGTCCGATCAACCAATATAGATCTCCATAAGTTTGCAAAGTGAAATCCAAAACAGGATTTCAGGATACTTACTTGTAGAGAAATTGGGAGTCTATCTGTTGCTGCGGTCAGATCCAGAGAATACACTGGAACACCTTCTCCGAAAGGAACCCTCTTTAGAGGTCTCCCTTGGTCAAAGGTTCCATCTATGTGTGGGAATCTCCTCAATATTGAGAAGATCCACTCATGAAGTGGTTTTAACAACCACTGTGTAAACGGATCAACCATAGCGAACAATCGCATCTTACCAGCTGGCTCAGGCAGTATACCAATCTTCCCCGTCCTCATTAGACCTGCGGTATAATCAAGAGACAGTGCATTACGCACAGCCCACTTAATTTTCCGAGGTTCAAAGGGACTAAGGGTAGATAGTTTTATCACCTGACGACCTAGAACAATCTGTAACCACCTAGTCGTGGCCGACCACATTCGAATGAATGCGATCGATCTCGGTAGGAAGGTCATAAAGATCTCTAGTCGGCTAGATAGATTACCTAGTCTCCATAGTGCCAATCTAGACCTCAAGATAGATACTGGATGAGTAGAATACTCACCAGACATCCAAGTTGAGGAACTAGATGTTGCCGAGATGGGAAAAGGATCAGGGGGAGACAAGGACTCAGTAGTCTGAAGCTCCTTAGGGATAAATAAATCTCTAAAGGGAATCAGGTACTGATCCAGATATCTCTCACCCTGCATAGATCCAATCCTTGGAGCGGTAATAGAGGCTGTCTTAACAGGTGCAGGATATGACACTACTCTAAAAATAGAGAATAGTGTCAGAGCCCACTTTATAGAAAGTGGGTCACCTGACCTGATAAGAGCCCTTACCGTCTTCGGGATTAGTCTAGGAAGACCCGACTTAGTTCTAGAAACTCTAGGACCAAGTGGAGTCAAATCCTTCTCGACGTGATTTCCGATTGATTGTTGGATACACACACAACACACCTTAAGGTACTTAACGTACCCGGGTTTCCCCTGAGTGCGAAGTATGTGATACATCCTCTTAATTGTAAGGATAGTTAACCTAACCCAGCTACTCGTTAGACTACTCACCAACACTCTCACTATATTTAACATATGTGAGATTATTGGCTTGCTGTGTTTATAAAACAGCATAGCATTAAAGGTCTTTGGAGTTAAATCCAAGACGTGTCGACAAAGTCTAAATAGTCCTTTTCTTTTCATTAAATGGAAAGATAAGCTATCCAGACCCAGTAACACGCATACAGAACCAAGGAGGGTGACTGTATATAGAGCCCCAGGCAATAAAGCCCGGAGATATATAAAGTCCCTACTCCATGGTACAAGTGAAAGTGGTGTTGATCAAAGATCTTCATTATTTTCATTTTGTTATTGTGTGCCTTTAAACTTCGGTTTCCGGTCTAGCCGCTGACTTCTCAGCCAGAGACTAGACCCGGGCCGCAGCTACCCTTTCAGGGATGAGGAGGTCTAACCCTCACTCGGTTGGTAAGAGATTACTAGATCGCTCACCAGGTACAAGTACCCGGAGAGCCCCTCTAGCCTCTCAAACTGCCGAACAATTTCGTGATAGTTTTCACCGAGAGTGCATTATTATTTGCAACTCGTCTTCGACTCTCACCTACATGGGCATTCCTAAGACGTTAGCCTAATGGTCAAATGACCATTACTTACGAAACAGGACCCTCACGGATCCCCAACTAGGCATTTAACTGCGTAGCGGGCGCTTCTTAAGAAGCTCAACCCCATGCAAGAGATTGTCCTAGATCTGTATCCTCCATTCTCTGGGAACTTGGAGACATTACAACAATGTACTCACAGCCCAGCACCTGTCGTAGACAAGGTGCCATCTGGCACTTGGCAGATCCCTTAACAGGGAGACCACTTACCGATAGGTAAGCTGAAGAGGTAGTTACACCTATCCATGTGAAAACATATTTCCGAAACAGGAATTATGGGAGAAGAGCTCAGGAAGTGCGTTGAACGTACCACTGAGGTACTCTCGTTTTTATACGAGATATGGGCGGTTGCC